GGTACGGGGTTTGAGCCCCGCGGGATTTTAAGTCCGTTTTCCCCAGTCTTTCCTTGTCTGTACTTGTCCAAATTGTAGTAATATCAATACTTTCCAGTCTGGCAATGTCTACCATTTATATAGTTATCCATTGCTGTTCCCGGAATATTCCCGGAATTTTTTTTACAAAAAAATAAGCCCCATATTGCTTCCTGGGGCCTTTTTCTTAATTCGCTAAGGGTTTTATATTACCCTTGTTTTTTTCGCCGCTTGTGGGCCATTCTAGAGCGCTGGCGGCCCCTGGGCAATTCCAATCGTTTACCGTGTTTATTGTTTATTCTTCCTTAGTATTCAATAAACGTCCTCAAATTTGAGGGCAAAAGTTTCTCCGCAAATTTGCGGCCTTCATATTTGCGTTTTAAGCCTATTCTAAAACGCCGCTAAGGTATTTGTACCTGTGTGGCCATATCCCAGCCATACGGGCCATCCTCCGGCCTACACGGGCCGTTTCCTTTTCATCCCGCATAGCCTGCCAATATGTCCGCATTGACCACTCCCAGGCTTCCATATACGCCGAGTCCTCCCGCTGTTTAAAGTATTCTGCCGGGAAAAACTCCCCGTCACAGGCGGGACACTGGTAATGCTCGTCAACCATCATCATATCCACACTACACTTAGGACACTTCATTTCTCATGCCTCGCTTTCGCTTTGGCACGCCGGATATCTTCATCCCGCCGCCAGGGGTGTGGTTCATCCACTTTAATGCTCTTTATTTTGCGAATACCCACACCTTTTGTACCATAGAGATCAACATTCAGTTTAAGGCTCCCGCGAATAACAGCCCTGACAGAGTGCATATTCCAAGGATTGTTTCTTTGCGTTCTTAATCCCATCATGTTTAACCGGTCAGCTATATCTGCGCAGCTAATCCCTTGTTTGCCGGCCATTTCCTTGCATATTTCAATTACTTTTGCCCGTTGTTCAGCATAGTCACCAGTAATAACCCCGTGCAGCCTCATATAATCTCGCGTGTTTGCCTCTTTCCAGGTAGTTCCCGTAGGAGTTCTATAGCCGGCTTCGTTTAGCGCCCGCGCTATTTCAGCAATGGTCTTTCCTTCTTCGCGCAGCTTCCGCATCAGAGCTAAAGCATCACCGGTACCGGTTTGGCGTGCTAGTGGTGTTACTGTCCACTCGTCCGGGTTTTCAGGTATAGCCTTTTCCGGTGGCCACCACTCCGCGCCGCAGCTGCAGCGCCAATAATATAACTCCTGCTTAACCATGGATCCACCACAGGTGGGACATGTCATGTTTTCGTTAATCGTGGCTTGTTCTCGGTACTTCCGGTATTCCGGCATTTTACGCAGCCATTCGCCAACTCTATCTTTCATCACTCCCATATCGCGGGCCACGTCACTAATGGTTTCCCCTGCCAATACCCGCTCCAGTGCTTTCTTTTTCAGGGCTTCAAACTCGGCATTTTGCTTACGCCGGTACTCCCGGTACTCCGGCAGTTTTCGCAGTTTTTGTGTAAGCAAGTTTTGGTCAATACCCAGTTCCCTGGCAATATCAGCAGCGGTTCTACCAGCTATAATTTGCTTTAAAGCATATTGGGTACTTTGCTCTGTCGGCATAGCACCACCCCCGCGTATATATGAAAGGGACTGGGGCTAAACCCCAGCCCCTGAATTTTAACCGGCAGCCTTAACACTCAGCACACGCATAGCATCCGGCCATGCAATGGCAATATCGGTGCGGAATATGGCGCGGAATGCCACCGTATCTTTATTGAAGCCAATGCTGTCATTCCGCTGAATGTCAATGCCGGCCTTGTCGGCAATGTATACGCCGCGCTTGAAGTCGCCAACCATGAGCACATCTTTGCCGGCCTCAATGTCCCCAGGGAAGGATTCGGCCAGCACCAGAGGACGGCCCAGCAAGGTGTTGCCCAACCCAGTGGCCAGGTCCTGCACCATCAGGTAACGGCCGTCACCATCTTTGAGGCCACGCAGTACGGCTTCCATTGCACTGTTACAGACAAATACGGCATTCTTACGGTACTTCGCCGGCAGTGCGGCCCACAGGTTCAGAATGTCATCCACGCCCACGGCGGTGGTGCCCGCGGTTTCCACACGTTCTATGATCGGGTTGCCTTCGTCATCCACAGCGGTAAGGATACCCTGCAGGTTTGGGGCAGTCCCGTTGCCGTTCCAATACTGGCCCTCGATCAATTCGCCGATCTCATCCCGGAAATGCTGGGCCAGGTACCCGGCCAAATCGACGGCCTCATCCTGCAGCAACTCATTGCTTACCTCAACCAGGGCTGCGGCCTTGTGTGGCACCAAAGTTACCTGGTCGAAGGTCAGATCGTAAGGCGTAATAGTCCCACCTTCAGCTACCATCGCAGCACCACTCCCGCCAGTGCGCCGGGGGTATGCAGCACTTTTACCACTGATAGGTGGCAGAATACGTGCAATTTGCCGCATGACGGCCACATCAGCCAGCCCGTCTATAATCTCTTTGGCAAAGTCAACCGGTGCAATAGCGCCGGTGTTGCCTACCGTCATTAAAGCGCTGCCTTCCCTGATCTCACCGGTACGCAGGTAGTGGTTGAATGCCGCGCGTTGCTCCAGTTTGTTATCTCCACTGTTAATTGCCACCGCTGGGATACTCCTGTTTTCGCTCATGTTTTCCACCTCTTCTTCAACTTTTTTAATAATTTCCTCCAGGGTTTCCTTTTTAGTTTCCTTGGGTTCGGTTTCCTTAGACATCTTGAATTCCTCCTTAAATTTTTCTAGGCTCCGGCATTGGACTTCGTTAGCCGGGAAGGCCGGAAACGCCACAGGGCTAATCTCCCAAAGTTCAGCTTCCAGAATTGTCCTTTTATAAACTGTCTCATCGTCTCGCTTCTCGGTAGTCCACTTGTCTTTTGTGACTATCATTCCGAAAGATACTCCGTCAACATCACCCCGCTTGACACTCTCATAAGCGTCACGGCCTGCCTGTGTGTCCGGCAGGTCCAGTTCAAAGGCCAGCCGTTCCTCATTGGATTCCAGCCGCAAGGTGCCTGCCTTGGTGTTGCCCAGGACCTGGCTTACATCATGGCTCCATAACCCCACCACATTGCGGGTTTTAAGGCTTTCGTCAAAACATCCGGCAGTCAGTTCCTCCACAAAGGCATCGCCCCAAATATCACGCATTACTTTGCTCTCTGTGTTGTAAAGGATGCTGCCTGTAATAGTCCGGCTGCCGTTATCTCCCGCCTGCCGAACCTCCAGGGTTACCGGCAAGGCTCGGACCTCCTTAGTTGACATCCTCATCCTCCTTTCCTAACTCTCCCATATTTAAGGGCCTGAATAGTGTGTCACCGCCTTCAACAGCAGGCAGGTTTTCCAGCTTTCTTACCTCGTTGACGGTCATAAACCCGGCGGCCAGGGCCGTCCTGTATGCGTCATAACGGTCCTTAAGGTTTGTACGCAGCAGGTCCCCGGTAGTAAACTCGACATATACGTTAGCATCAGCCAGCAGGGATCTTTCAATTGCCTGCTCAATCCTGGTCAGCCACGGCCGTAGGCTGTGGGTTAAAAACTCCAGGTTTTGCGCCTCCTGGCTGCTGTAAGAAGCTTTTTCCAAGTGCCCCAGCAGCGCCGGCGGCACACCGAATATCCGGGCAACGTCCAGGACCGTTACCTGGCGGCTCTCCAGCCACTGGCTGTCTTTGTTTGACAGGGCCACAGGCTGGAAGGTCATGCCCTCTTCAAGAACAGCCACCTTTCCGGCATTATCAGTGCCGGTGTATTTTTCCCGCCAGGACTTTCGCAGGGTTTCCGCAGCTTCGGGTCCTAAATGCCCTGGGTGCTGTAAAACGCCGGACACAGCGGCACCGTTCTTAAAGAAACTGTGGCCGTGCTTCAGTTCGGCAATGGCACCGCCGATAGACTCCCGTGCCAGGGTTACAGGGCTGACACCCCGGATACCGTCCAGGGTCATGCCCAGCACATGCAGGACATCAGCCGGTTTAAGCACCTGCTGCCCTTGCGTAGTGTCTACCTTGTAACTGATTGTGCCGGTTTTGGCGTCTTGTTCCACAGTTACCCGGTTAGGGTCCATCGGCCATAACGCAGCAGGACGGTTGGACTGGTCCCGCTCAATGAAGGCATAAAAGTTACCGGCTGTCAGTAAATGGTTCATTATAAGCTCCTTGAACACAAACGGTGTCTGCATGGGGTTGGGTGCCCTTTGCAGCAGCCGGTCCACAGGATGGCCGGTTGCCGGTATCCTGCCGTCATCGGTTTTTCGATACACTTTAAGCGGCAAGGAAGCCACTGCACCGGACAGAAGGGTTATCGCCCTTAGCACAGCAGGTACTCCCAGGGCCGTGTTTGTGTTTACCCTCACGCCAGCAGCGGTTGGAGTGCCGATAATATCCCGCCAGCCTTCGGGGTCCCGCAAGGTCATTTCCCGCTCTTCGGTTGGCTTGAATATGCGTTTTAGCCAGTTAATCAAATCACAACTAACCCCCTTTCGCGGTAAACGCTTTTCTTCTCCCGCAGCATGGCGCGGCTTATGGCCAGCACCAGGGCCACAACACCGTCAATACGGTCCTTGCTCCGGGCCTTACTCGGTTTAATATTACCGGCAGCGTCCTGTTCCAGAGTTACGTTCTGCACGTTCCACCGCAACACCGGGTGGCCACCGTGTCTTAATCGGCCAGATAGCACCCATTCTTCCAGGGTCTTACTTGGTGCCGACAGGGAAGCATATCCCATGCCGGTGCTCACCATCGCTGCGCCTTCCTCCTGCAGCTCAACCGCCAACTGTGTGGCGTTCCAACGGTCGAAGGCTATTTCCTTGATGCGGTAAGTTGCCGCCAGCTCCTGGATGTCCTGCTTTATAAGCCGCTGGTCAAGGACATCACCAGGCAGCAGCTTTATAAGCCCAGCCCGTGCCCAGGCCCGGTAGTCCACCGCGTCCTGCCGGTCTCCGGTCGTCCTGGCCTCCGGCAACCAGAAGAAAGGCAGTACGTCATAACCAGGAGGGTCGTTGTCGTCAGGAAATACCAAAACAAATGCCGCCAGGTCCGTGGTGGTGGACAGGTCCAGGCCTGCATAACACTCCCGGCCACGCAGCTTTTCCAGGTCCACAGGTGTATTGCAGGCATCCCACCTATGGGCAGGTATCCATACCGTTTCGCTTTGCGTCCATTGGTTCAGATACAGCCGCCTAAATGAGTTTTCCAGCGCCGCGCTCTGCTTCGCCCGTTCAGCCAATGCCTGCATATCGTCCAGGCTCCTGAAGGTCCCTAATGCCGGATTAGCCTTATACCAAGTCGCTGGGTCCTGCCAGTCGTCGTCCGGATCGGCCTCGTATAACACCGGCAGGAAGGACGGGTCAAGGCTTGGGTCGGCGGCCACCTTTTTGGCGTGTTCGTAAACTTCGTAGAATATGCTTGCCCGGTCATAGCCAGCAGTGGAAATTATCAGCAGCAAGGGTTCCTCCCGTGCTCCAAAGCCTGTCTGCAGGGCCTCCCAAAGTTCCCGGCCTCGCTTACCTTCCCACACGTGCAATTCGTCTGCAATAATGG